ATGCGGATGTTGCTCAGGCTAAAAGCATCTGCAACGATTGCTGGATGAAAGATAAGTGTTTATCTTTTGCTCTGTCTAATCGTGAGTCTGAGGGCGTATGGGGCGGGACTACTCCTCGTGAGCGTCGCCGTATCCTTAGAAGGAAAAAGAAGTGATTGATCTTCGGGGTGAACCTACCCATGTCTGCATATGCGGCTCCATGCTTTGGAATGTGCAGGCAATGTTTGAAGATTACGAAATCTCTATGTATATGTTAGATATGGAGTGTGCGCTCTGTGGCTCTAAGGCCACAGCGCCCACGCTTCCTGACAAGCCAGGTTGGGTACGTGATGAGTAAGCGTGGGGACAAAAAAGAATACTGTAGCGATTGCGGTAACTGGGCTACAGATTGCGAGACTGTTATAGTTTACGGTGCTCCTGAAAAGGTGTGCGGAAAATGTAGGAGGAAATAATGTACAGTGAAGGCTCAGTAGAGGGCGTCCTACTAACTCTTGGCATTGAGACTAACCAACGTGGCGATGAGCTTCTTGGTCTATGCCCAATGCACCTAGAGCGCACAGGCAAGGAAGATAGCAACCCATCATGGTCCATGAATGCAGAGACCGGAGTTCACCATTGCTTCTCCTGTGGCTATAAAGGAACTCTGCTTACCTTGGTTGCTGAGATCAAGGAGTTCACAACCCAGTGGGGCAATACAGACTTTGATGCTGCCAAGGATTGGCTACGCAACAATATCGAGGTTAACTTTGAGTATCTAGCTAGGCAGCTGGAAGAGGCTAGGAACTCTTATGTTCCTATCCCAGTCCCAGTATCCATGAGTGAGGCCAGACTTTCGATTTTCGAAAGTACCCCACCTGATTGGGCATTGTCTGCTAGGGGTCTTACTGAAGAGGGCTGCGTCCTTTACGGCGTTAAGTGGAATCCAGCAACAAATTCTTGGATCACACCTATCCGTAATCCTAAGAGCTTTAGTCTTATGGGTTGGCAGGAGAAGAGTCAGACTCAAAGGTTGTTCCGTAATCGTCCTACCGGTGTAGCTAAGTCTAAGACTTTGTTTGGCATTGAGCGGTTCAAGGGAGGAACTATGATTGTAGTTGAGTCTCCTTTAGACGCTGTACGTCTAGCATCATTGGGAATTCAAGGAGGCGTTTCAACCTTTGGTGCGTCTGTAAGCAACGAGCAGATCCAGTTGATGAAGTCAGCAGATAAACTGATCCTTGCTATGGATAACGATGTCGCGGGTAAGAAAGCGTCGTTAGATCTTCTTACACGTACACGCAAAGAAGGCATGGAGTGCTGGTTCTTAAACTATAAAGATACAGAGTTTAAAGATCTTGGTGACATGCCAGAAGATTTGGTACACTATTGTATAGAGGGTTCAAAACATTCGGTGTTCGGGGAGGCGGCATTTTTATGACACACGATGCGTTGTTATTCAAACTCCGCGAGGCGGATGATTGGTACCACGATCAAGAGATTGTTGCAGAACTGTACGTTTATCTTAAAGCCATCCGCGCAGTAGTGGAATTGCACAAGCCACATCTATTTGGTGTTGGAGAGGTTATTTGTTCGGGCTGCTCAATTGGGGCGGAATGGGCAGTTTCTTATCCCTGCGACACCATTCAGACTATTGAGAAGGGGTTAAAATGATTATAGGACTATCAGGATATGCACAATCAGGTAAAGATACAGTAGCTAAGTATCTTGTAGAGCAACGTGGCTTTAAACGTGTAGCTTTTGCCGACCCTATTAGGGATTTGCTTTATGAGCTGAACCCTATTATCAGCACAGTGGCCAGTGAACCTATGTACCTTCGTGGTCGTGTAGACCGTGATGGATGGGATGAGGCTAAGAAAAGCCCAGAGGTTCGTAGGCTGCTTCAAGTGCTTGGCGTAGGAGCTAGAACTGTTATTGACACCGAAATTTGGGTAGCCAAAGCTCTTAGAACCATGTCAGATGAAGGCAACTACGTTATTACAGATGTCCGTTTTCAAAATGAAGCTACCACACTTAGACTAGCTGGGGCAGAAATCTGGCGTGTAGAGCGTGCCGGTGTAGATGCTGTCAACTCCCACGTATCAGAGCATGACTTAGATAACTGGGAGTTCGATGCCTATATCCATAACAACTCTACTATTGAAGACCTAGAGTTTTCAGTTAAGACTAGATTGTTGGCCCGTCTTTAATGTTTACTGGAACACTTTTACCGTATCAGGTTGAGGCCGTAGAGGCCATGGTAGACCGCAAGAAGATGCTTGTGGCCTACGACCTTGGCCTGGGTAAAACTGTTCTTACTATTGCTGCAATTGAGCAGCTAAAAGACTTTGAAGAAATCCAGGAACCTGGTATTGTAATCTGCCTATCCTCGTTGAAGTATCAATGGGCCGAACAGATTAGGAAGTTTACCGGTGGTGATGCAAACCCTTTGGTCATTGATGGAACCAAAGCTCAAAGAGAGCAACAGTATCAAGAAGCCCTTGACTGGGGTACTTCCCTCGTTGACTATGTCATTATCAACTATGAACAAGTTGTTAACGACTGGGAATGGGTATCCAAACTCGCAAGAGGGTTTATCGTCTGCGACGAAGCTACCGCAATAAAATCATTTAGATCTAAAAGGTCTAAGCACGTCAAGGATTTAAGAAGCCCAGTTAAGTTTGCGCTTACCGGTACGCCTATTGAGAATGGCAAGCCTGAAGAACTTTATAGCATCATGCAGTTTGTAGACTCTACAGTGCTGGGTCGCTTTGACCTATTTGATAAGACCTTTATTGTTCGCAACCACTTTGGTGGGGTAGAGCGTTACCGTAACCTGCCTACCCTAAACACAACCATGTCTAAGGCCAGCGTACGTAAACGCCAACAGGATCCAGACGTAGCTCCTTACCTACCTACAACTATCTTTGCTGAACCTATCCGTGTCCCATTTGATAGGGCAGGAGTCAAGCTTTATAACCATGTGGCAGGAGAGATCCTAACTGACCTAGAGGACGCGATAGATAGCTATGGCACCTCCTTTGACCTATTCTCGCACTATTCCGGGGATAAACAGAACGAAGCTGCCAACGCTGTTAAAGGCAAGATCATGTCTAAACTAACAGCATTAAGAATGCTGTGTGACAGCCCAGAGCTATTTGATACCTCAAACTCTGGATACATAGATGCACTAAGGGAAGCAGGCAGATTGGACAAAGTGTCTAAGTCACCAAAGCTAGCCGCCCTTAAACAGTATGTGGATGACTTCCTAGACCAGAATGATCAGAACAAGGTAGTTATATTTACTAGCTACGTACAGATGGTTGCCTTGATTAGAAAACAATTACAGCACGCTTCGGCGGGATATACAGGAGAGATGGATGCAAAGACTAAAGAGACTGCTAAGGTCTGGTTTCAAACTGATCCAGGTTGTCGTATTCTTGTGTCTAGTGATGCCGGTGGCTACGGGGTGGATCTTCCTCAGGCTAATCTACTCATTAACTATGACCTCCCGTGGAATGCGGGCCTCGCTCTACAACGCAATGGTCGCATTCGCAGAGCTAGTAGCACTTGGCCTTCCATCGTAATTCAAGACTTCTTGATGGAGGGGTCTATTGAAGAGCGTCAACATGACATGCTTCTTCAAAAGAACTCAGTAGCTGATGCCATTATGGACGGAGAAGGCATAGATGATGCTGGAGGTATAGAGTTAAACTTAGGTAGTCTTAAGGCCTTTTTACAACAAAGTATGGTCTAAACTTATCTCACTATGCCAAACGCACCTAAGACCCCAACCCGCACCGTCCGGGTATCAGATGAGCTCTGGACCGCTGTCAAAGACAAGGCTCAGATAGATGGCCGTACAGTTACGGATGTCATTATTGCTGCCCTAAAGGAATACATAAAGGGCGTGTTGCCGGAGTAAGAAATCTGTGGTAATATATTTAATAGGGGGGTAAATAATATGCCAAAAGTTATTCACAGAGATTTGCCTACAGAGGGCAATCCAGTAGTTAGTAAAGTCCGCAAGTATGTTCAACTCAGAGGTCGTATCGAAGACCTTACCAAAGAGCAATCCTCACTTAAGGCAGAGCTTTCTGACCTTGTAGACAAAGAGGGTACTCCTGACGACAAGGGCCATATCTGGTATTCACTTCCAGAAGAAGTAGATGGCTTCCAGTCCTTACAGCGCCAACGCCGTGTCACCCAAAAGCTTGATGAGGATAAGGCTCGCGCCATCCTAAAGCAAAAAGGTCTGACAGACCGTTGCTATAAGCTTGTACCTGTTCTAGACGAGTCAGAGGTTATGGCTTGCCTATATGAAGACCTTCTCACAGAAGAGGAGATCGACTCAATGTTCCCTAAATCCGTTTCCTACGCGTTCATTCCTAGCAAGTCATGAGTGACCAGGATCCAGTAGACCGCTTAATCGCAGAACTAGACGAGTACTACCCTGGTTCTAAGAAGAAGCGCCGTCCCCTGAATCCTCAGGCTAAGAAACCTAAAGTAAAAGAAGAAGGTTCCTGGGATTCAAAACCTCAGGTAAAGACTTTACCCAACGGTAAAGTGGTAGAATTATTTAGTGCAGGAGATTTCTCAAATGCACTAGGTAGACCTCTAGTGACTATCCGTCTCTGGGAGCGCAAGGGATATATTCCCCGAGCACCTTACAGATTGAAGTCGCCAGTTGTAGATGGTGTAAAGAAGCCAGGTTGGCGAATGTACTCCAGAGCAATTGTTGAGGCTACAGTGGCTGCTTTCGAAGTCCGCGGACTTATGGATGCACCACGAATTGATTGGAATAAGTACTCAAGTTTATCTATAGAACTTATGGAGACTTGGAAACGTATTCACGATCAAGAAGTTAACTGACCTATCGACCTACAGACCAAAGGAAAATCCTAATGACCACATCATCACTACGTGCAAAGTCTTCCGTTCCAAACGTAGACTCTTACACAGTTCCAACTACTACATCTGAAGATGTAGATCTCTTCATTGAAGAGGATGAAGACTTTTCATCTAACAACTCTTCAATTATCCAAACCGGTTGGGCTTCTGTCAAGGAAGCTTCTGTAAAGAATAGCAAGTATGCTACCGACTTCAAGTTCGATGAGGATCTTCAACTCATCAAGTTCATTTCATCTGAGCCAATCTCATTTATGCAGCATTGGGTTAACCGTACAGGTAAGAAGTCTTTTATCAGCATCGGTGAAGATGATCCACTAATTGCAGTAGGCAGCGTTCCATCTCGTAAGTTTGCTTTTACTGTCCTCAATCTTTCTGACCCTGAGGGCCCACAGCTTGAACTTATGACTGTTGGTATTCGTCTTTGCAAGCAGATCGAGAAGCTTGCTTCTGATCCTAAGACTGGGCCGCTTAACCGCTCAGACATTTACTACGCTGTTAGTAAGTCAGGTACTGGTACCAAGACTACTCACACAATCGTTCCTGTAAAGGAGCGCGATCTCGCTGATGATTGGGATATCGATCCAGTCGCTACGGCTGATTACGTCAAGACTCTTAAGCCTTATACCTCTGATGCCATTTATATGTCGTCAAGGCAGGAGCTTTCTGATGTAGCACGTGAAATTGCCGCTAGCAACTAGTATGTCCCACTAATGTTGGGGAGCCGGGTTTTACCTCCTTTCTACCGGCTCCCTAACCTACTTTCAGGAGAGCGATGAATATTATTACCACAGACGAGCAACTGTCCGAGCTCGTTGAGTACTACCTATTACAAGATGCTTTTGTATTTGACGTTGAAACTATGGGCGATCACCGTGGAGACCCACGACAGAACCAAGTAGTGTGGATTGCCTTGGCTACTAATGGTCGCGTAGATGTTATCCCTATGGGGCACCCTAACGGTGAATACCTACGCACTGAGTACCCTCTGCTTCCTTCTGCCCAAGACCGTATCATCAAGGGTTTACCCCTACGTCCTAGCGATTACAGCAAGGATGAGCGCAAGGCTACTAAGATTTTTGGTGAAGCCCCTGACCAGCTTATGGTGGGAGAAGTATTTAAGGCTCTAAAGCCTTTGTTCTTTAGTGACCTATTGAAGATCGGTCACAATCTTAAGTTTGATATCCAAAGCGTTTCAAAGTATATCGGTGGCCTACCTTCTAAGCCTTACGCCTGTACTCTTAACGCTGCTTTTATCCTAGATACTCGCAATAGCCGTCACCTAGGTTTAGATGACTGCTTGAAGCGCGAGTTTGATTACAACATGGTCAAGGGCGTCGGTGCTGAGATTGAGGCCCACACCTTTGATGACGTTGCTACCTACGCCGGACTTGACGCAGAGTGGACGTGGAAGCTTTGGAATAAGTACTCTCCTAAGCTTGACGAAGATAACGTGCGTGGAGTGTTTAGCCTAGAGATGGACGTGCTCTATGTAATTTCTAAGATGGAACTGCATGGTGCGGACATTGATGTAGAGGCTTTAAAGATTCTTAAGGTAGACCTAGAGTCTCAGTTAGAAACCACTAAGGCTGACATCTATCGTTTAGCTGGCAAGGCTTTTAACATTAACAGTGTTCCTGAGAAACAAAAACTACTCTTCTCTGCGAAGAAGGACGGTGGTCGCGGACTTCGACCTCGCGTTCTTACCCCGAAGGGCGTCACTAATAGCGAAAACGGTATCGCTCCCGTTATATCAGACTACTCGGTGTCTGAGCCTGCGCTAAAAGCATTCCAGGGCAAGGATGCTTTAGTTGACGCCCTTCTCAACTATTCCGACTTAAACAAGTTGCTTACTACATATGTAATCCCATACTTAGGTGGAGACATTACACGCACTACTGGTGGCAAAGCAAAGACTGTAGCTAAGAAATCTCTGCTACTCAAGGGCCGGATTCACACAGACTTTATCCAGTATGGTGCAGATACCGGTCGCTTCTCAAGTCGCAACCCTAACTTACAGAATGTGCCTAACCCACGCACAGCTAACGGAAAAGCTATCCGTAATCTGTTTGTAGCTCCAGAGGGTCACCAGCTAGTAGTGGCTGACTATTCTCAGATCGAGCCTAGAATCCTCTCATCATTCAGTAATGATAGGGTTTTATGTCAGAACTATGTTGACGGCGTAGATATCTATACAACCATTGGCGACACAGTTGGAATCACCCGCAGTGGTGCAAAGACTTTGGTGCTAGGTATGATGTACGGTATTGGTCCTGAGAAGATCGCTACCTCTATTGGGGTCACTGGACGTGAAGCCAGAGACTTACTAGATAGCTTTGGACGCAAGTTTCCTGCTATCTCTCAGTATAAGAGGCGTGTGGTAGCTGAGACCCGTAGGCGTGGTCCTGTTCCGTACGCCCTTACCTACATGAACCGACGTCGTTATCTACCCGACATGCTTTCCAGGGAAATGGGTAAGCGTGCTAGCGCAGAACGACAGGCGTTTAACACGGTTATCCAAGGTTCCGCAGCCGACCTAATCAAGTTGGCTATGGTACGGGCAGAAGGTTTACTACCTGATAAGGCTGCCATGATCCTGACTATCCACGATGAACTAGTCACGGTTGCTCCAAAAGAGATCATCGAAGAAACAGCAGCCGCTATTCGTGAGGCTATGGAAGGCATCAAAGCCTTGTCTATCCCTATGCTAGCAGATGTTAAAATTGTAGATAAATGGGGAGAGGCTAAGGACTAATGTTTAGACGTAAGAAGAAAAGAAGGATTGAGGTAAAGCACATACCTCTGCCTATCCTCATCAGGCAAGCCATCTATGACTCTATGCTTGAACCATCAGAGGGTATTGCAGAGGCTATGGGATTGCCTCCTATCTCTGATGAGGTAGCTGAGATGGAAGTTGCTGCAAGTCAAAATCGTCTAGAACGATTTGCAAGGCTTCTTCCCTTTATAGATTCGCATGCAGACATGTGTTCTCGAATCTGCACAGCGGCCTATCTTTTAGAAGATGATGGGGAACAATTAGATTCCCTAGGAGATCTTGATATAGAGGGCATGACCAGCCTGTTCAGGGTTGTAGCTATCTCTTCAACCATCTCCTGCATATCAACATTATTTAATCTCGAGTTAATAGAATCAAAGGTGGAATCACATGGCGAATAGCGATTGGTGGTCTAAGAAGATGGGTGCTCCAGCAGCACCTCGTCAAGCCACTCCTCCAACAGGACCTTCTCAACCGGTAATCTACACTCCTCCGGCACAGCAGCCAAACGTTCAGGTTAACTATGATCCTAATGCAGATCAGTTAACAACCAAAGCTCAGAGTGCTAAGCGTGCCGAGTATTGCCCTAACTGTTCTTCCGGCAATTACTTTGCCCCTCTAGGTACTCAGCGTATGCGATGCTACGACTGTGGCTACCCAGTAATGCAGTCTGGTTCCGGTGCCGGTCTTCCTAGTGGAAGCGGAGGAGCTACAGCTACTCCAGCTAAGCAAGTAGGACAAAGTGGCGGGTTTAATCCAAACATTATCGTAGATAGGATCGGTTAATGACAATGACAATCAATTCAGACGCACTCAAGGTTGTAGCCCTGCTTAACAAGAAGCTTGGTCCTAACACCGTAGTTGCCGCTAGCGATGTGGTTCTCAACCCACGTATTACCTCAGGCTCCTTAACCTTAGACGTAGTGCTTGGCGGAGGCTGGGCTATGAACCGTTGGGTAGAGCTTATTGGTGAGGCTTCTCATGGTAAAACAGCTATTGCCTTGCGCACTATCGCAGCTAATCAGAAGATTAACCCAAACTTCACAGCTGTATGGATTGCAGCAGAAGACTTTGACTCTAAGTATGCAGAGCTTTGTGGCGTGGATACTGAACGGGTCATCCTTGTAGAAACTAACAATATGGAGGACGCCTATGAAGCGGTCATTAAGTTCATGGAAAGTAAGTCCGTGGATATGGTTGTTATTGATTCTCTTCCTGCCCTGGTTCCTGGAGCGGAAGACGAGAAAGAAATGGATGAGTTCACGGTAGGACGCGGTGCTCTAATCACCAATAAGTTCTTCCGTAAGGTTGCCTCAGCAACTAAAAGAGATTTGATTGAGTCAGAACGCCCAGTCTTGGGCATGATGATCAACCAATACCGTATGAAGATCGGCGTCATGCATGGCGATCCTCGTACAACCCCAGGGGGTCTTGGCAAAGACTATGCCTACAGTATCCGTTGCGAAGTAAAGCGTGACGAATGGCTCGAGGTAGGCACCGGACAAGAGAAGCGTCGTGTGGGGCAGACGATTCGCGTCCGTACTATTAAAAACAAGACCTACCCTCCACAGCAGACAGCCTACCTCGACTTCTACTTCTCCGATGGTGGACCTATTGATGCGGGTAATTACGACTCTGGAAAAGAGATCGTAGCCCTCTCAATCCTCAACGGCATCGTAGAACGTCGTGGTGGCTGGATGTACTATAATGATCGTAAGTGGCAAGGCTCTCAGGCTCTCATTGACTCTATCCGTGAAGAGATTGACTTAAAGGAAGAACTAACCGCAGCGGTTATGGATACCTTGAAGTCTTCTCCAGTACTGATGATGAGTTCTGATGAAGAGTGAGGGTCAGAAGCAGTCTCTAAAGCATGAAAAGCGTTTAGAGAAAGTAGCAGGCGGCAAGCGCAACGCCGCATCTGGTGCTTTTTGGTCTCGTAAGGGGGACGTCAGAACAGACGACCTCCTTATCGAGCACAAGTGGACCGGTAAGAAGTCGGTAACAATCAAGTCAGAAGTACTTGAGAAGATTACCAAAGAAGCAATTTTGGATAGCAGAATGCCTGTACTGGGTCTGCATCTCGATGGTGAAAACTACGTGGTACTACTGGAGGAGGATTTTTTTGAACTGCGTAACGCAGTAAGAGGTGAGTAGTGCCAAACAAATATGACCCGCCATGGACTTGGAGATATGATGCCAAGTGTCGGGGAGAAGATACAGAGATGTTCTTCCCACCCAGAGACAAACATCTATACAAGCCCATAGCGGATAAGGCTAAGGCAATCTGTTGGGGCAAGGATGGTAGACCTCCTTGTCCGGTAAGAAAAGAATGCCTTAAAGAAGCACTCGTAAACGAGGAGCTTCATGGGATTTTTGGTGGACTATCACACCGAGAACGTAATGCGGTAGAACGCAAGATGCGTAAACAAGGTGTCACTCTTGATGAGTGGCTAGAGCTGGAGGGCAAATATGGCGGGAAAGCCGACGACAATTCCGAGCAAGGATCTAAAGGCGTTTCTAAATAGTAACAAGCGCGAGAGCAGGTTGCTTGGTGCCCTAGAGCGTCACGTACTTGCACAGCCGTTTGATGAGCGAGATCAGTCTTATATCCATCCCTCAGATATTATCAAGCAAGAGTGGTGCGCCCTTGCTCAGTATCATGCCATCAAGGGAAACTACATTGAGACTCGTGACAAGACAACCCTGCGCCTAGCATCTATCTTTGCTGAAGGCCACACCATCCACGCCAAGTGGCAGAACTGGTTTAGAGAGATGGGCGTACTTTACGGTATGTGGCACGGTCCCACAGGTAAAGGTTGGGACCTGTCGTCTAACAATGTAGACATTGAAGATGAGTACCTAGAGGTTCCCTTACGTAGCGACAAGTATATGATGCGTGGGCATGCCGATGGATGGATCAAAGGCCTAGGAGATGATTGCCTCATTGAGATTAAGTCTATTGGTACAGGCACTATCCGCATGGAGATGCCTGCCCTAATGGCTCAATACAATAATGATATTGATGTGGTGTGGAAGAACATCCGCACCCCTCTTCGCTCCCACCAGTTGCAGGGTCAGGTTTACCTACACCTTTGCCATCTGATGGTGGAAGAGGGTTTGCTTGAGACTGCTCCAGAGGAGATTGTATTTCTTTATGAGCTTAAAGCTAACCAAGAATATAAAGAGTTCGTAGTAAAATACAATCCAGACTACACAGCTGAGATCTTTGATAAAGCTAGAGATGTAGCCTGGGCTGTAGAGAACAACAGGGAGCCTGTATGTAACCAGGATCCTGTTAAGGGGTGCAAGCGTTGCGCTCCATTTAGGGGGGAAAACAAGTGAGCATCAGCACTAAAGTAGTAGAGGCTCTCAATGAACTTGGGTTTGCTTTAACACCAAAGCCAGAGTACGAGATCCCATCACTTCCCAGAGATATAACTGAGCTGGATGACGAAGCCCTTATGGACTTATTCGTTCAGTACACTCAGTGGAACGACCACCTAGCCGGAGCTTTTGCTATAGCTGTGGTTAATGAACGTGAGGCCGATAGCGCTCTAAAGAATGCCGAAGCTGTAGCGTTGCTTAGTAACTGGACCGGAGCTAAAGGAGACAGAGTAACCTTAGTAAAGGCTCAGATTCAAGCGTCGGAGGCTATCCAGGATCTAATCTATGATTACGATACTAAGTACGCTTTCCGTAAGCTAATTGAAACTAGAACTCAAAACATTGAGAGGGATGCCAACGTGGTATCTCGTGAACTTACCCGCCGTACATCGGATGGCGGATTACGATCAAGACAGAGGAGGTATACAACATGACAGGTTGCTATGAATGCGACGGAGAAGGTTGGGTTGACGAAGGAAATCTAGTTATCTGCGATGCCTGTGATGGTTATGGAGATGATTGGGACGAGGCAGATGATGATTATCTGTCAGAAGAAGAGGAAGACTACCTAGCGGAATATATCCAAAAGATTCTTAACCATAGGGGTTTTGTAACACTCTTTACTTTAGACTTTGAAAATAAAACTTCATATAGAAACATCTACTTCCAGTGGCGTAGTCGTAAGTGGTTGCTTCTAAAACTTCCAACAAATAAGAGGTTTTTTCTATGAGCACAGAAGGTAAGTGGGAACAATTATCTTTGTTTAGCGATGAGGAGTTAGGCATTGAGCCTCAGACTCTTCCTATGGCAAACAAAAAATGTTGCGAGGAGTGTACCTGTGAGCAATCCAGCCAAGGCTAAGGGCAGCGGTGCAGAGCGTGCTGTAGTGGCGTGGCTCAAGCAATGGTTTCCCTACGCAGACCGTAGGCTAGCTGGGGCTACCCTTGATAAAGGGGATGTCTCAGGTATCCCAGGAGTAACCATCGAGATCAAGAACCATGCAACCATGAAGTTATCTGAGTGGGTCAAGGAGCTTGAGACTGAGATGAAGAACGACGGGGCCTGGACTGGAGTGGTTATCCATAAGAAAAAGGGAACCACAGATGTGGGCCAGTGGTACGCCACAATGCCTGCTTCAGTCTGGGTTGACCTCCTGGGTAGGGGACTAAAGAATTAGGGGCTTATAGACGTACTGACGGCCGTTTAAAGGGTATTGTAGGACCAGGTGGGCGACCTAAAAATCGAACCTAAAGGACTACAAATCGTGACTGAATCAACAGAAGAAAAGTTCCTACGCGTAGGCGCAGGATCTAATGCACAATCAGTGGGCTCAGCTATTGCCCACGCCCTATATGAAAAGCCTGAAGTACGCCTACGGGCAGTAGGCGCCTCAGCAGTAAACCAGGCGGTTAAAGCAATTGCCATCGCAAGTGGCTACGTGGCACCAAGAGGTATGAACCTGAGCTGTCGTCCAGGATTTACTACGGTAGATTCACGGGATGGACAGATTAGCGCGATTGTCTTTACAATCACCGCAAATTAATATAAGATTTGAGATGAGATCTCACCTCTAACAGTTAGGTACCAACATGGCAAAGTCAGATATCGATGTTGCAGTAGCAGCGGGTAACACTCAGGGACGTCAAGTCGAAGGTCCTGGAGTTTCATTTACCAACGCTTCTGGAGCAGCATCAGCAAACACAAAGCTCGAGCCTCGCAATGATGTGCAGGCTGGAGACCCAACAGCTGCAGGAACTCGCGTAGCACGTCCAAACCGTCCTATGTCCGCAGCTGAGCGCAATGGTGCAGCACATACCATTGTGACTTCAATTGTAAAGCAGAACGAACCATCAGCAGGAGCAACACTAGCAAACGCTAGGGTTATTCCAGCAGCTACAAAGCGTAGCTTCTCAGGTGGAATTGATTCTTCTTACTAATCTGTGGTAATATATTTAATAGGGGTCTTTATAGGCCCCTATTAAGTAAAGGGGGGGCACTATGAGTTTAGACTCTTTGTATCAAAAAGCAAAAGTAGAAAATCCAAATGTAGCTGGCAAATGTTCGGTAGGTGCCTGGGCTACTAATCTTAATGAGGCTGATTCTAAAGCCTTTGAAGAATCCTTAAATGATGATGACTTCTCTACTCGAAGTCTTCACACGCTTTACAAATCTGCAGGAGCACCATTCGGACTAACAACGCTCAAAGAGCACAGAAACGGAAACTGTTCATGTCGCTAGAAGACGCATACAACTCAGCCAAAGCAGACGGAGCGTTAAGTTCCATTGACAAACTACTCAAGGCTAACGGACTTACCCCAGATGATGTGGGTAAGATCAGCAAGGTCAGCCTGTCAACTAACCCAGATGATACTAAGATCATTCTGTCTCCTAAGTGGAGTGAGGGTCCTAAGTGGCAACCTGTACAGGCTGCAGACCCAGTAATCATTAATCCAAAACCAACCCCGACCCCTGCCCTGATCAGCAGTGGCTGGAAGGTTGCTGTCGCCCTGCCCGATCCACAGATCGGCTACCGTAAGAACGAGGACGGAACTCTAGATCCGTTCCATGATGAGGATGCTATGGATGTGGCGCTTCAGATTGTAGGGCTAGACCACGGTCATCCACTAGACCAAATTATTAACTTGGGCGACTTCCTAGATCTCCCTATGTTTGGAACATATGAACAGGAGTCTAACTTTGCTCATACTGCTCAGCTCGCTATTAATAGGGGCCATCGTTTTCTTGCTGAACAAAGGGCGAACGGTGGGGCAGATGCCCGCATCATTCTTCTTGAGGGAAATCACGATAAGCGTCTCAATCGCTTTATTAACACTAATGCTGCTGCGGCATATGGTCTAAAAGTAGCCAACATGCCAGATTCTTGGCCAGTTTTAAGCCTACAGAATCTACTACGTTGTGATGAATTAGGGGTGGAGTTTATCGATGGTTACCCAGCTGGAGCACATTGGATTAATAAGCGCCTACGTGCTGTTCACGGTGATCGTGCTAATGCATCTGGCTCAACGGCTGCACAATATGCGAATTCGAATCCAAATATCTCTACGTTATTTGGTCATACTCATCGCATGGAACAGCAATCCAAGACTGTATTTGATCGTGACCAGGCCATTAAAAGTGTCTCTTTTAGCCCGGGATGCCTCTGCAGGGTTGACGGTGCAGTCCCTTCCGTTAAGGGCGGTGTTGATGTCAAAGGCCAAGCTCTACAGTATTTTGAAAATTGGCAACAAGGAGTAAGTGTTATCTTCTTTAAAGATGGGGACGATGACAGCTTCCACTTCGACCAAGTTCATATACATAAAGGTAAGACTATGTACCGCGGTCAGGAGATTGTAAGTACGCTTAAGTAACTGCGTTTAGCAGTACGAATAGGTCGGTGTAATGCATAATATGTGCATACGCCGACCTATTTTATTGGAGAGATGTGAGCCAAAACACTATTAATATTTTGCAAGGTATCTCTGCAGCGATTGCTATTATCGCAGCCGTAGGCGTTATTTTGCGCTGGGTAGTTAAGCACTATCTTTCAGAATTGAAGCCAAACCATGGGTCTTCTCTTAACGATAAGATTAACCTGGAGATCATCCCTCTTCTTAAAGAGCTTAGGTCTCATCAGGAAAAGATTGCTTTAAAAGTAGCTAAGCTAGAGGGTCGCTTCGAACAACACGTAGACGACGTAGAGGAGCAATAATGGTTTATACACCGCGTCCAGGAGACTATGGTGTAGTTAAAACCAACGGCTTTATTGGCAGGCTCATCAGATTAACCACAACAAGTAGGTGGAATCACGCCGTAATCTACATTGGCGATGGAGCACTTGTTGAGGCTAGACCTACTGGGGTTACTTTTGGCAAAGTAGACGAGTACCCTGTAATAGCCTGGAATCAACATGAGTACAGCCTTACTGATGAACAACGCAAGATCATCGTAGATTACGCTGTAGATCAAATTGGTAAGCCATACGGCTATTTAGATATCTTTGTAATCTTCCTACGTGCTTTTGGCCTAAAACTACCTCCAACTAAGCTATGGATATCCCTAGCTAGGAGACAAGGTTTTATCTGCTCAGAGCTTGTATCTGAAGCATATGAGCATGCAAACTATTCACTAAGTAAAAAGCCCGATGCCCTTGTGACACCAGGTGATCTAGCAGAGAGGTTAATCTACCAGTGACAGACGCACATAAGCAAGCAATGAATCTTCACCTTGCTGTCTCTATCCCTGCCCATGAGCCTCGTGAGACAGATCCGCACTACCACTTGTTCAATCAGGCTAAGGCTAGGATTAAAAAGCAAGGCCTATGGAAGTGCATAATTGATGATGACCTATGCTCTGGAGGACCTGAGCTACATCACAGCCACATAGAATTTAGCCAGATCAACAATATGGATCCTGCTAAAGTTGAAAAAGCATTCGGACTACATTTTGAAAATGATGAAGACTTCCAGGAGTGGATTGAGTCCCCAGGAAATCTAGAGGTTCTCTGTGAGGCCCATCACCGTACACGCTTTGGCATACATGAGATCCCAGCCCCATTGTGGGAAACATTTAGATATCGCAAGACAGGTACAGATCCTGCAGCGGAGGTGACACATGAGTAGCGGTTTAGATATTGTAAACATTGCACAGACCCAAATTGGGTTTATTGAGGGCCCTAACAATGATAATCCATACGGCAAGTGGTACGGCATTCCAAATGAAAGTTACTGCGCCATGGGAGTTAGTTGGGTATTTGCCCAAGCTGGTCTCTCAGCTCTTGTTGCTGCCCAGACTGAAAAGGGTTTTGCATACTGCCCTGCAGGCTTGACATGGTTTCAAAAAAAGGGCCGTGTTGTAGGAAAGTATGAAGGGCAGCCAGGAGATCTAGTATTTTATTCCTGGTCCGGTAATGGTGTTGCAGACCACGTAGAGATTATTGAGGCTGCATCTCGTGACGGCATTACTTGTATTGGATTTAATACCGGACCAGACAAATCAACTGGTAATCCTGCTAATGGTGATGGCGTATTTAGGGTTCATCGTCCCTACCTTTATGTCTTGGCTATCGTTCGCCCTGAGTATCCTGGTGCAGTTAAGCCAGCCTCTAGTAAAGCTGTTAACAATAAAGCTTTAGCTACAGGTGTCGCTGGTGTAACAGCTCTTGGTGGGGCCGGTGTTGCCGGAGTACACAATTCTACAAGCACCACACCTACAACTAAAACTACTGTCATAGTTGCTCCGCCATTCCCTGGATCTAAAGCCTTTAAGGCCGGCGCTAAAGGAACAGCTGAGCTGATCGTAGCTAGGGCTCTTGCTAACGCAGGTTTACTTCCAATGAACTTAGTTTCTAACGTTCTTACACCTGAAGAAATAGCTTTGATTCCGGTTTATCAAGCTAAATATCCAGGCCTAGCTGCTGAGAAGAAAGCTGGAATTGTGGGTCCTAACACATACCTATCTATGGCAGCAAAGGCAGGATACTGATGAAGCTGTTTCAAAAACTATCTGACTGGGCCGCAGTATCCTTTGGATCCCCTTGGTTCTTTATCTTTCACCTGCTTTGGTGGGGAAGCTGGGTAGTCTTTGCCATAGAGCCGTTCCCGTACGGACTCTTAACTCTCATAGTTTCTTTGGAGTCTATTCTTTTATCCGGGTTGATCTTGAACGCTACTAACCGTTCAGGTGAGGAAGATAGGCGCATTATTAGTAAGGATCTAAAGCTAGATCAGGCAACCCATAATCATATTGAGGAAATGCGCAGGCATATCAACCTGATTATGGATCATATGGGCGTAGAAGACAGCAAGTAGCCTATGAGCTGTTTCTGTGGTAGACTATTTAATAGAGGGGTATAAAGATGATTAAACTTAATCTTAAAAGTCCTGTGTCAGTGGGTATTGGAAGCTCTGCCGCGTTTAGTGCGTGGGCAGCATCTGGCTTTTCACCGGACTTGAGGCATATAGGCCTTGCTATATCGGCTGGACTAGCCGGTACTGCTCAGCCTAGCTTCTCCTCTTCCCAGCCAAACGTTCAGGCTGAATCCCACATTGTTACACCATACGTAAACAATGTAACACCTACAGAATAAGGAATATAAAATGCACCTACCACAATCGGAAAAAGCACTTGTCGAGCACTATCTTTATGCAACAGCCGCATCAGCTGTAGCAATTTATCAGACAGGAAACCACCACCTCAAGCATGTTCTCTGGGCTGCTGTTATCGGTGTAGTCGGTCCAATCCTGGCTCGTTTTAATACCAAAGGTGTTGTAGCAGATCTTTCAAAGAAGGAGCACCTTGACGCAGTAACAACTGCAGCTCTCACTTCTGTAGCAACCGCTGCAGTAGCAGACGCTCAGAAGGCTGTAGCTAAAGCTGCTGTAGAGGCAGCTAAGTAGCCTGATTAAAGTAATTAGCCGGGGAATACACCCCGGCTTTTTGCTTTTCAGGGTATACTGGGGACGTTCAAGGGAGTAGACATGCCTCAGTCGCATCAAAACTGGCAGTACCTCGGTGCTAGCGGTTATGTAGGAGCGTACACCACTACGGGTGGTGGCGGTACTCCTGTAGCCCCACGTAGCTCTATGGACTTTTTGCGTATGGGTATTGGTCGCGCACCTCAAGCGGAATATCCAGATGGTTACCTAGGAACAATTCGTACTCGTCGTGATGATAAGGGTAAGCCTTATTCTATTGGCGACACTGTTCTTGACTCTCTTAAGAATCGTCAGAATCAACGTGCCTATCAACGTGGTGTTCACCGTGGAGAACGTATTGATCCCGCTCAGTATTTGTGGCCTCAGAATCTTGAGCCAGATCGCGGAGTCAAATCTAAAAACTATAAGGTCCAGGAGGTTGCCGGGGCAGTGGTCTACATGGGTAAGAGAAACGCTCCTAAGATGGCGTTGGCTCCTGCACCACACCTTGTTAATGATGGTAAAGCCGATGTATCAGCAAACGTACCTGCAGAGTTTAATCCTCGCACAGCTCAGAACTTCACTCACCTATCCCCTAAGTGGAAATAACTATGCAAGAAGATCATAACTTTCTACCAGATAATCCTGAATGGGATCAAGAACATCTTGATGAGTATGTTAAGACTGGCGCCGCATCCCATAAAGATTTTGGACATGGTGACACTTGTGCTTGGTGTAACGAAGCAATATCTCGCGGCATGGAAGCAAAAATGGGTTTATCAACTCACCTTAAAATGGGTATGATAGAGAGTAAGTTTAGGAAACGTTATGGACCAGTCTAAACGCCCAGGACACCTGGCTACATGTGGAGCAGATTGCAAAAAGAATCACGGCGGTCGCCCTAAATCTGGCAAGCGCCCTACCCTTTCAGAACAACGTGTTAATGAGGGCTACTATAGTCATAGAGACGTTGCAGACATGCTTGGTATACACCCTGACACTGTGCATAAGCTTACTCGCATTAATAAGATTCCTGTAGAGCGTAGAGAAAAAGGTATTGGGGGACATCATGATCTCTTTTACCCCAAAGACGCTATCCACGCATTGCGCGATAAGTTAAGTCGTGGAGTTACCGGCTCTGCACTTAAAGAGGTTAAAGCACAAAACCCTATTAAGCAGATAAATGGCGTTGAAAGCCTATACTGCGAAAACTGCAATACTGATGTGCCTCTTGAAGAGGCAGTAATGCATGAACGAGGACACAGAACGGGGAATCTATAATGGAAGATGCAAATGGCGTCTATGACTATAGTAAGGGTCGCCCTATAGTTAATGAGGATCCAGAACCAAGTCTTCTTCGGTATGACTTCATGGGTCCTTTTGCCAATGCTCAAGAAGCATTTATGGCTAGAGCCCTTAAGTCTGCTACAATGCCAGCTGCCTTGATCCCAGATCTAATTCGTCCTCCTCTACCTCAGGTGCAGTTATTCCCACCTCGCTTTGGATATCGCACCCGTCAGCTGGGCATTCAAGATGTTATGGACGTTAATAACGCCTTCCAGCCAACTCGTGTAGACTTTACTCGTGAGCCTGGTGGCTATCAAGGCACAGCTCGTAACGTATCAGAAAGTGTATGGTAATATGGCTATTGATAAGAAAGCTTGGTATCGACGTCTTCATTTAAATGAAGCTATGAAGCAACAAGAACTTCGTCAAAAACATAATATGCAGCCTTTAGAGGGTCCTTGGTACATGGGACATGATGATCCTGACTGTGAAGAGTGTAGCTTAGTTAGGTCTAACGGTGAAAAAAGTAAGTTTTTTGTAAGGGCGCATGTAGAAGATCCACGCAATAATCCAAGTAACTTAAATCATGGAAATAGTTGCGAGTACTGTAACACAGCCGTACTTAATGATATGACAAGAAACGATCATTTTGATACCGGCAGCGGAGAAGGTAAATAATGTCTAAAAGAAACTACCCTGAAGATAACGAATTTCCTAAACTTTACTCCCCACAGGAGGTAGGCCGCCTATTTAAAGTAGACCCTAGAACGGTAGGGCGTTGGGCACAGACTGGTAAAATTAAGGCTGTTAGAACACCGGGCGGGCATACAAGGTTTCCTGAACATGCCATTAACGCCATTTCTAACGGGGTATGCAGAAACTGCTCTACCTTACGTCTAGATGATGGGTCGTGTAATTGTGGATGAAGATGTATCAACCTTAACTATCTATGATGGTACTTTGCCGTGTAAGAAGTGTGGATACCCTATGACTCCGCTAGAAGCTATGTATAGCGATGATGGTCTATGCCCATACTGCCGCAATGAGAAGTATGAAAAGCACGCCAAGAATTTGATGTCCGATGAAAGGTAAACAATTCACCTCAGTAGCTAGCTGGGAGAAGAAGTCTGCCGGTCAATGGGTTTCTGGCGTCGCATCCGGGTTAAATCCTGGAAGCAAGACGGCCAGTACCAAGCGCAGGCAGAAGACTAGCCACGCTAGGGGCAAAAAAGTTACACGTCCGAGGGTCCCAAAGCACCATAACCCTGACAAAGATTAAAAATAAGGAGATAATTACACCATGGCAAAGAAGAAGGCTAGTAGTAAGATTAAGGACCCACACGGCAAGGATATGGACTATAAGGTTGAAAAACTGAAGGTCATGACTCCTGAGCGTAAGGCTGAAATTGAAGCTAAGGCAAAAGCCAAGCACGCACCTAAGCCAGCAGCAAAGAAAAAGGCAAAATAATGAACTACCTTAAAGATCGTGCGGCACATCGCCGTGCTGTTCACTACAGCAACGCACAGTCTGATTTTGGTCATAATGATTTTGCAGGTATGTTAGTAAACACTTCCGCTAAAGCGGGGGTGCCTAATGTATCTTACGGCATTGAAGCACCAACTAACGATCAGGAGAGATAATGAGATTCCTACCACGTAGAGAAAATAACGCTAAGCGCGTAGCAAAGACCGCTGCTCGTGCCCTAGAAGCCGCAAACGGCCCTACCCTTGCACCTGTAGGTTACAAGCCAGATACTAAAGGCCGTGAGACAGTACAGATTGGAGCAGGACGTCGCTTACTTGCGGCTACCCCTCTTTCAACTAATCCTAATGAGGAGCCACTAGTAACTCGTAAGAAAGCTTACGAAGAGTCTGCAAAAGCAAACGATGCCTACCTTGGAGGTATGTAATAATGCGTACAGAAAATAAATCTCTCAATAACAGCATGAAGGACGGCGCCACAGACGGCAAGTACCGCAAGGTGCGTCCTAACACAACTGTTGCTCCAGGCACAGGCGAAGACCTTATGTTGGCTAATCGCCGTGGTCTACACCCATACTGGAACTATGATTTTATCGATCAAGAGACACCTAGCAAGGTTAACCCTGCAGCTATGTCCGCTACCGCAAAGGCACGTCCAGCTACAGATGTAGCGGACACCGCTAACAACAAGATGTTGGGTACATACTAAAATGGCTAAAGATCCATGGCACAAAGACCGTATAAACAAGATTAAGAACTCACCCGCAGCCGGCAAGATTAAGAAAGCTGGCAAGGCGGTTAGCTCTTACCTCGGTCTTGACGATGAATCATTGACTCGCAATGATCATTTTGAGCATGGATCTACTGAGCATATTACTGAGCCTCTTAAAGAACCTATGCATGTTCTTGCAAAAGATGCCACTCAAGCACAAGGCTTGATTGATAATGGAGCCCCCGCTCCTTTTGCTGAGGATAATGTAAGTTCTATTACTAACGCATTTGCACATAGAGTTCGTAAGGCCCCACCGGAGGGATACTAATGTCTAATCTACCAGATCGCGCAGGAGCACGTAGGCCTGTTTTTGTTTCACGTGCCGAAGAGTTTAAAACACGTCTTCAACAGGATATGGCACGTCGTGCTGCCCTACCAAAAGATCATCCAGATTACGCATCTCCTGATATTGAAATTGATAATAATAATATCCGTCGCGATGCTGATGGCAAAGAAATCGACATTAGAGGTAAGAAGCCCAAGAACAAGGGTAAATAACCCATGGCTAAAGAACTTGATGGAAATTCTGTAGACGAATCCACTCTTCAACCTGTCAATAGTGGCGAAACCGAAACAGTAGGTACAGCAACAGGAGCAGGCGGCTCATCTATATCTAAGCCTGAATGGGTTCATACAGGTACCCAACGTCAGATAACAAGAGGTCCAGAAGCTGTAACAAGAACTTCTGAGACAACTTCCGGCATTCCTGAAGGAACTATTGACATAGAGCCTTCAACTAAAGTTACTATCCCTGTACAAGCTGTAGGTGGTCGTAAACCTATGTTCACAGCTACAGGTCCAGGAAGAACAACTCATGGTTATGATTGGTTTGAGGATCTAGCTCTTCAAAATAACCGACGCATTGGGTTAACTTGCGATATTCCAGGTGGAACCTACTCACACGGTGAGGATGGTCCTGCCGGCACACACTTTTTAACTAGTGCTACAGATAATCCTTTTACTACAACTCCCTATGTTCTTTGTAAGCACCATTTAAAGCTAAAGCAGATACAGCACGCGGCTGATCCTAATATTAGATTTACGCCTATTAAAGCTCAAGATGTAGAAAAGCATTTGGCACGTCTAGAAGGCCTAAGAAACTCAGCTACAGGTGCCCTTGAGTCAACCCTACGTACAGGCGGAATTCCCGTAACACTTCCAGCTGGTGAGGCAAAGCCACCTAAGAATGTGGTTCTTCCTGAAGGAGATCTACTTTGGGGACAAGAGACTGAAACTAAGAATGCTCGTAGTGGTTCACTTAAGACGCATCTTGACGAAGTAAGCGGCCGCCGCAGCAACAACGAAAAAGAAGAAATCTTAACTAAGGCCATAGATAATCTTAGGGCGTCAGGTGAAATAAGCCCTGAAGAGCACGACGAGCACATGGAAAAGTATCACTCTGCTACGTCTGAGTTGCCTACAGATGATTCAGGAAATCAATATTGTCCTACTTGCTCATCTATCTATGCTAGGACTGTAGATAATGCTGCTGAGGGCGAACCTAAGCCTAGAGGTATGAAGGGTAAGCCATACGTATTTAGCCCTAAAGATCTTTCAGGAGTACAGCGCACACGTAAGCCAGGACAAGCTAAGCCAGAGGCTGCCCCACGTGTGGGTCAAAGCCTACCTAGCGAGCGTGCAACACGTGAGTCCGTTCCTTATGGTAATTTACGGGACTGGGAACAAGCGGTTTTACCTGCTCACATGATTGCAAACGATGTTACAGGAACCAGAGCAGTAACGCCTTTAGAAAGGTTTGCAGAAGAACAGCTTGTAAAGCAGCAAGCCGACCTAGTTGCAGAAAATGCAGACACTGCTATTTCCTCAAGAAATCGTGAAAAAGAAGCATTCAGGCGTATGAGCAGAGCAGAACAGATTGAACATCAGCGCAAGAAAGCGTTAGAATTTAAGACTGGTCAACAAGGTCCTTTGGAGCTTGAATCCGGAGAGTAATACCTGTGGTAGACTATTAATTAGAGGGTTATAAAGGAGTATAAATGGGCGTCCCAATTTTAGGACAAGGCGGAGCAGGCTCCGCAGGAGAAGGCAAGTACACAGAGATTAAGGACGAGGGTCCTAAAATCCGCTTGCTCTATTGCTATAACTGTAAAACTATTGAGGAGTTGCCAGATTTTGAAGGCAACCCAGATGATGACGTATTGCTGCAAGTCTTAGTAGACAAGCATGAGTCTGCTGGAATTAAGCATGCCGGTTTTCTATCTAAAATCGGAGTCAAGCTCTATTCCCGTCCTGAAGTAAAAAAGCAGGTCATTAAGAATCTTAGAGATAAAGTCGGTGGCGGTTTAGCAGACATTGATCCAGACTATTACACAACTAAGGCAACCTTTGGTGAGGATGCCATGAAGTGCTTTAATCTGCACCTTCGCCCTGTTGAAGGATGCTATGATTACAAGACAGAAAAGAAAAGATTGGTGCCAAAAGGTACCGACGAGCTCCGTAAGGATCTCGGGTTGGACACAGCCGCAAAATCACAAAGCACAAAGGTATATCTTTGCGACTTCTGTCCAGCTAAGACGTTCGTAGTAGAACAAAATCGTAAAAAAGCCGGCCTGTACGAATAAGGAGACATAACATGTCAGAAGATACAACAACCACAGAAACCACAGATGCTACAACAACAGCTCCTGCAGCTGATGCAACAGCACCAGAAATTCCACCATTTAAGTACGGTTTTGCTGTACTTGTAAATGACGAGGGCGCTGTCTATATTGAGAAGAACCTTTCTCTATTCTCTATTCCAGTAGAGCGTGAGGCATCTCTAATTGAGATTCGCCGTTACACCTCTGAAATCCTCATGGATCTTCAGGCCCAAGCAGCGGCAGAGTACTCTGCAATGCGTCTACAGGCCGTTCAGGAAGCATCAGCCCCACAGTCTTAATATTTGTATGCTTCAAGCCGAGACGTAATGACGTAAGGGATGGAAGAATACGGGTATGGGAATGTATAACTACGCAGCAGCTCCAGGCATCACGCCTGGGGCTACTTCGTATTTTAGCGCCCCTTCACCTGAGCTAGATCCAGACCTGTTTCAAGGCACGGAGCTACGGGTAACTGTAAGAGAAGGCATTCTATCTATTCTCTTTGATTATCTAAGTCGTAACTTTAACTCTCCTCATCGCTGGACCAAAGCCTGGTTGGCCGGTTCAGGTGTCTCCTATCAATGGGAGGCCTCACGCGATCCGGGTGATCTCGATTGCTTGGTAGGAATTGAGTACACAAAGTT